TTTGTTCCGGAGGTTATGGAAGAGATTGAGCGTATACTTATTGAGTATAACAATCTCAATAGAGTGGCTCCTGTTTTTCATGCGCACCTCAAGGATGAGGCTATAAAGTTACAGAAAATCATTGATGGTAAGACTCGTGTCTTTTCTGGAGCTCCTGCCGCATGGAGTGTCGTTGTTCGAATGATGCTGTTGCCATGTGTTAAAATTCTGCAGGAGAACAAAACCGTCAGTGAAATGGCGGTTGGAGTAGCTTGTCAAAATTTGGAGTGGGAGCAATTATTTGAATATGTGACCATGTATGGCCGAGGTCGTATGGTTGCTGGTGATTATCAGAACTATGACAAGTCTATGATTGCTGAACTTATTTTAGCGGCCTTTGATGTATTGATAATTATGGTTGATGAAAATAATGGTTCTGAAGTTCAGATTAAGAGCATACATTGTATTGCTCAAGATGTGGCTTTTGCTTGGACGAATTTCAATGGTGATCTCATTGAATTTTTTGGCAGTAATCCTTCTGGACAACCATTGACAGTCATTATCAATTGTATTGTTAATAGCCTCCTAATGCGTATGGCGTATCGCATTACTAATCCCGATCATAGTGTGGAAAAATTTTCGGAGCACGTTGCATTATTGACCTACGGGGATGATAATATCATGAGCGTGCACCAAGACGCCCCTTGGTTCAATCATACTTCAATTCAGGCCGCTATGGCAAGATTGGGTATTGGTTATACCATGGCTGACAAGGATGCTGAATCCAAGCCATATATTGATGTGGATGAAACGTCCTTCCTCAAGCGCACATGGCGCTTTGATGAAGAAGTAGGAGCATATGTTGCACCACTCGAATTATCTTCTATAGAAAAGATGCTTACTATAACAGTTGCGTCGAGATCTATAACACGTGGAGCTCAGGCAATAGCTATTATTGGATCGGCAATGCGTGAGTATTTCTGGTATGGAAAAGAGAAGTTTGAGGAGAAGAAGGCGCTACTGAAGAGTGCGGTGGAAGCTTGCAATTTGCAAGTCTATGTTGTGGAATCTACATTCCCAACTTGGGAAGAACTGAAGAGTCAGTTCTGGCTCAACTCGAAAGGGTTGACAACAAAGAGGCTTACAGCTAAGTCTAAAAACCAAAAAGCTGCTGTGAAGGATAGTGACTGCACAATTCAACTCAATGCCCAATGTCTTGAATGTGAGAATGGATCTTTCATAGAAACTCCCGCCGGGGCGGTCCCCGAAGTCCTTATTGAAGGAAGTGTTGGCTGGACACGAAAAATTGAGGCATTGCAAAAGAGAATGAATCATCCTTTTGCAATTAAACGATTCGGTAATATCTGTAACAAAAATAATTACAGTCCAAAGTTTGGAAGGCGCAGGGAGCCATTCCAAACTGACACAATCCCTACTTATGAACAGAAGTTGCACCATACAAAATCTGGTTCTCCATGCACATGTCAAAAAGTTGACGGTGAATGTAGAAGAGATCGATTTCGATTGGAACTTGAAAATGTTGGTGATGACGAGGTGCTCATTCCGCCTAGGGTGGACGGAGCTCCGGGACCACGCTTGTACGCACAAGCCGGTGATGAGGAAGTGAACGGTAGTGTCGGTACAACTGAAGTTACCCACGAAACTACTATAACCTTTCTTGATGAAACCTCAGGTGGATCAAGTGGTATTGCAACGCTAGCTGATGACAGAGCACTGTGTGGTGAAACACGTGTAGCTGATTTGGCCACATTTCTTGGTAGACCGGTTAAAATTTTAACGTATACTTGGAATGAGTCAGATTCTGTTGGAACATTGAATTATGTTTTCCCATGGTCTGCGTTCTTCACTAATGCCAATATTCAATACAAATTGAATAATTTTTCATTCATAAGATGTAATCTTAAGGTGAAGATTATGATTAATGCCTCCCCATTTTATTATGGAGCACTTATGGCGAGTTATTTGCCATTGCAAACTGACAGACCGGATACTTCAAATATTGGAGGTTCGACGAAGGGTTTCATTGGTAATAGTCAGCGTCCACACGCATGGTTATACCCTCAAAATTGTGAGGGTACGGAAATGACTCTTCCATTTTTCTATAATAGAAATTGGTTAAATGCTCAAAGTAATACTGACTTGACGAACATGGGAGTCTTAGACTTTATCAATTACACCACCTTGCAAAGTGCTAATGGGGCCTCTGGGACTGGTTGTACTGTAACTGTTTATGCATGGGCAGAAAATGTGCATCTTGCTGGTCCTTCAGCAGGTTTAGCAGCCCAAGCTGGCGATGAATACGGTCAACAGTGTATTAGTTCAACAGCATCAGCTTTAGCGGCAGTTGCGGGGAGTTTGGGTAAGATACCTGTTATTGGTCCATATGCTACTGCGACGGAACAGGGAGCAAAGGCGATTAGTTCCATTGCCAATCGCTTGGGTTATTGTAATCCTCCAGTCTTGGACAATGTTGCTCCTCTGAAACCTACTGCTGTGCCACCATTGGCATCGACGGAGATTAGTTATCCTGTGGAGAAACTTACGATTGATCCAAAGAATGAATTAACCATTGATCCAGGTGTGGTCGGATTACCATCAACAGATGAATTATCCATACCGCATTTCGTGCAGCGTGAGTCTTATTTAACCCAAACAACCTGGCATTCTTCGGACACATCAGAAACTATTTTGTTTTCGAGTGCTGTTTTACCTGCCATGTTTGATAGAGTTGTTAATACATCATACAATGCGGTGTATGGGACGCCAATTTCTCATATATCTCAGATGTTTCGGTATTGGCGAGGAGGAATTATCTTTCGATTTAGATTCATAGCATCTAAATACCATAAGGGTCGTGTTCGCATAACATATGACCCCACCGGTCAGGGTTCGAACAATATTATCGCCTTGACAGCTACCCAACCAACGTGTTTTACACAAGTTGTTGACTTGGGTGCTGATACTGACGTGGAAGTTAAGATACCATACATACAAGCGTTGGGTTGGTTGCGAACATTATTTTATTCGACCACTGATCCTACAGGTATATGGTCGACCAGTAGTGCTCCTTCGTTTGCGAATAACCCTGGTTTCTCAAATGGAACTATAGTAATGCGGGTTGTCACAGCTCTGACAGCACCAGTTGCGAGTTCCAATATTCAGGTTCTAGTCAGTGTACGTGGTGCACCAGATTTAGAATTTGCAGCACCTATTTCGATGGATCCATATACATCCAATATAGCACCCCAAGCTGGATCTATTAAGTTAGAAGCCCAGGCCGGTGAACAAGTTGTAATTGCCGGTGAAGAGTATGTCACGCCAGGTTCGCGCTTTTTGGCAAATCATGGTGAAGCAATAGTTAGCTTGCGACAACTCTTTCGTCGTTATAACCTAAACTGGATATATAGATTAGCTAATGACACAACACTAGATAGTGTTGTGCAAATGACTATGACACGTTATCCGTGGTTTGCTGGATATGAGGCTGGAGGCTTATTTTCAGCTACTTCTACCATAGCAACTGGACAAAAACCTTACCAGTTTGCAACAAACATTCCCCTTACGTGGATTGGGAATTGTTTTATTGCATCCAGGGGAGCTGTGAACTGGGTGTTTAATTATGATTCTGCTATCCCTATGAAGCAAGTACGATATTATAGAACAAGTTCGACAATAGCAGGTTATGCTTCAACTAATATACTAATATCAACCACAGAATCCAAGTTCGCATCGACGTTCTTGAATGTAAGTGAAGCTGGGTGTGGTGGCTCAGCCTTAACTAATCAGTTAACCAATGGTTGCTTGACAGTGTCGCACCCCATGTACAATAACTTTTTGTTTGAGTACGTAACTCCGACTAACTGGAACAATGCAACCACATTACCATCACCAGCATCATCTTCGTCAGATGGTGCTAGATATAATTTAGGAATTCTAGAAGTTATAGATCCTAATTATAACGCCAACCCTTCGCGCATATATGCGCATGTTGCTGCTGGCACCGACTTTTCGTTATTGTTTTTCATTAACGTACCCGTTGTGTATACTTATGCACAACCCGCCACGGTCTAAGAGACTGTGGTAAAATATTATCTGTACGGTGGATAATATCTTTCATTAGAAAGTTTTAAAGCTCCGTGACCCTATACGTTTATATAATAAAATTTGGAAAAATTATAAAAAGTTATATCTTCTTGTTTACATGTTTTAAGGGGTCTCGGCCCTGGAATTTCCATGGCTTTATAG